ATACAAAACCATTACCATGACACTTTGGGCATATTATTTTTCCACTCATATTACTTTAACATCTGCAAATTTACGTTTACCATTGGTCGTATAATTCCAGATTATTCCTTTCTTTATTAGATCGTATCGTTTTAGTTTTTCAAAAGTCTTTTGTGGATCAAATCCTGCAAACTCACACAGTTCTATAAAATCTTGATTATAGATTCTTCCCCACCACTTAGACGCTCGATGCTCGTCTCTCGACATTGCAATCGTGCATATGCCAAAAGTGTCTTGAATTGCTTGCATAAATACTGCACGCCATAACTTTTGTTCTGGTGTCGCAGGTCTTTCGTCAGCTTCTAAACTATTTAAGTTTACCATTTAATGTTCTCGCTTTCTCGTTAACTAATGTTTTAATTACTTGGCTTCGACTTAACTTAACATCTGATTTAAGTTTAGTTTGAAGTTTTGTTACAATCGCATAAGTGTCATTATCAACAGTTATGTTTTTGTATTTACTAAAGTCAGTCATTTGTACCTTTCTTGTTTGTTTCTTAATATATAGGATATTAATATAGCTTTGTCAAGCTATTGTTTTCTGCCTTGTCCTCTATATTCTTTTCTACTATTACGTTTATTAGGACGTTTAGAATGTCGTCCAGGACGCTTCTTATTGGTTTGTTGGATAAATTTTCCGTTACCTACTGCGACTTTTCGGGCCATGTTTCTTTATAAATTCTTTATCATCATTACTTAATTTCATGTACTTTATAACTCCATTAACAAATTGTCTAGTGTCTTCGCCACAATTTGTGCATCTATAATAATCATGTACAATCGCTACTAGAAATGCTTCTTCTTTACATTCAGGACAAATACCAAGAACGTTGTCAATAAATACAGAAGGTTTAAATTTAAGTTTTTCCATTACATCACGGTGTAAACAACTCTACCATTTAACTTCTGTGCATTCAAATATTGTTTTCTGTTTCCTGAATCATTGTAACTACAATGAACCCACCCTGAGTTAGGATCGTTAGGACTCCAAAATTCTAATATACATTGATCGTAATCAAGATTTTGTACAATCCAATCACTTAATTCTTTATTATGTACACCAAATATCTCAAAGTCAGCTGCTTGTCCCTTTGTATGTTGACTCTTGCTGCTCGATCCTATGGCCTCGCATAGCGCTGCTGATCTGTAGCCTGAAGATATAGATACTGGAATTTTAAAATGGTTTCTAATTGGTTGTAAAATATTTTTACAAAGCAATATTAAATTAGTTATATGTTCGTCATTAGGTTCATTAGTAATTCCTAAACGAATTGCTTCTTGTGATTTTGTTAATTCATCTAATGTAAAATTTTCACTTAGTTTCATTTCTTAATTTATTTATTACTTCTATTACGTGTTTCTCATATTGTTTATTTGTAGAAAAGTTATCTAAAGTTTTAGCCATAGCAATAGGATCTCTATTAACTGTAATTTCTCTAACTCTTCTAAACTCTGCATACGCTCTTTTTGTATTTAGAATTTCAATATAATACTTAACAGATTCGCATTTACTTTTAAAGATCCTGACCCTCCAATCTATTGAATCAGGTTGTCTATAAGGCAGCATTCCTTCTTTTGACCATACTCTTATGCCAAAAAGGTTATGTCCTTCACGTGCAAATCGTGATCTACCATAGTCACTTTCAACAATAGCCTGAGCTACTATTAGTTCTGTGTTTATTCTTTGTCTTCTTGGGATGTCAAAATTTAAATAATTTATGCAGTTTTTAAGGGAGGATATGAATTCTTTGTCGTTTGAGTACTCAAACCTAGGAGGTCCAAATCCTAGTTGTTTTGCCCAGGCGACTGTTTCACTCTGAGTCTTCTTCTTGGCGACTGGATTCGGAAAGAATGTACCTAATACAAATGCTAGTAGAGCTACTATCAAATACTTTATTATTATATTCCTTATTGTCATAACATTTACATTGATTTAAGAGGCAGCATCCAACTGCTAGTTTGTTAATACAATTAATCTTGCTTAACTTCTTTGATTCGTTTAACGCCATGTTTATCTACTTCTACTATGGCTTTTACTTCTTTGCAACTCCATGAAGTAACACTAGGGTTACCATCGCGTTCTACTTTACGTTTTTGTTCTAAACAATCTGCAATATTAGCTTTAGGAGAATATCCTTCTAGCTTACCATTCATATACATTAATAATGCAAATACTGCTTCAATCATTATTTACCTCTTACGGTATCCAATTCTTTTTCTAATTTATCTACTTTCTTTTCTAATTGATCTATTAATACTTTTGTGTGAACGTTTTCTTCTAATTGTTTAGAATGTTTTTCTATTGTCTTAGCTTGATATTCAATTAACATAAACATCTCTTGGTTTTTAGGAGTTTGATCAGCTTTTTTTAAAAGATCTTGAGCCATTAACTTTTCATTTGTCTCTAATCTATTTAATCTTTCAACAATACCAAAATACGTCCATACTGCTACAACAACAGCAGATACAATAGCTATTATATTTTTAACAGGTAAAGATACCTGTGTTTGATCACTTAATTTAAATTCACTACTCATTTTTTATCCTCCACTTGATAAAACATATTATCAGAATCTTCTGTTACCCAATCTTTGTTTTCCACACTCCATTTAGAAGTTTGTACCTTATAATCAGGCCAATGTGATGAAGTAGTAAAACTAGGCACATTCCAAAGAATGCGATTGTTAGGCATGATAGCGTAATTACCGTTATCAAGAGCCAGAACGTGCCCACACTTATGTTCGTGAGGGATTTCAGAGTGTTCTGTATCCAAGATATTACTATCTGGATGCGCCCAGTCAATAGTAAATAAATATTCGCCATGAATAAATTTCTTTAATTTACTTAGATATTTGCATCTTTGACCTTTTAAAAAATCAAAAACAGTAACACTAGGATAATAACTAAATGAATTCCATAGCTGAAGATCGTCGAGATCTTGATGTTCCATCTGTGTGCTATACAAAGTACTGCCGCTTCCTCTTTGAACAAAAGCAGAGATAGGAAGTCTCCAATATATCGCACCGTTGCTAAGTAAACAATGAAACAACGTCGCACGCCCGCTAATACTCCCCAAAGCAAATACCACGCAGTCTTCAGTTTCTCCTTGATGTTGTCGTAAGTCATATAAATATTCTCTCCTTATTTTACAGTAGATTGGAGGTATATTTGCATTTAAATATGCCATAATCAACCATATATATCTCCCCAAGTTTCACCGGATTCATAGTCTACTTTGTTTGGGATTGCCAAAGTAACGGCGTTCTCCATTATTTCAACAATCTTCTTTGCTTGATTGTCATCAACAACAGAAATATCTAATTCATCATGTATTTGAATATGTGGAATGATTCCTTCTTTGTATAAATCTAACATTGCCTTTTTTGTCATATCAGCTGCAGATCCTTGTATTAATTTATTTAAAGCTTTGTATGTCATTGCTCTTCTAATTCTTCCTCCTCCATAAGTTCTTTCAGCTTCTTCAAATGACATTGCTGTATGCATACCAAATGTCGCTGGTTCCCATTTATTAAATCTACAACGTCTACCAAGTAATGTTCCAATAGATCCTGATGTTTGAGCATGAGCTGATGTTTTATTCATTAACTCTTTTACGAATGGAACGTTTGTATGATATTGATTAAATAAATTTTCTGCTTCTTCTTTTGAATTCAATCCAAGTTCAGCTTGAAGTTTAGCTTTACCCATCCCATAAAATAATCCAAGATTAATTGTTTTAGCTTGATCCCTTGATATATTTGCCATTTCAGCAACTGTCTTATGGAAATCTACAGAGTTGTTTTTAAACTCATCTACTATTTTTGTAACAGATTCATCAAAACAAATTGGTTCAGTCGTAGCCGCATAGTGTACAACAAGTCTTGGTTCTTGTTGAGAATAGTCAAAACAGCCCCATTTATGACCGATTTCTGGTAAAAATAATGATCTAATCATTGGTCCTAATTCTTTATTTCTAGCAGGAATTTGTTGAAGATTTGGATTTGCATAACTAAATCTTCCTGTAACAGTTCCACCTTGATCTGATCTAATTGGATTGATGTCAGCATGGATTCTTCCCTTATGAGTAAATTTTAAAATTGTATCAATAAAAGTTGTATGAGCTTTATTTATTTCTCTTGCTTTAGCAATCATTTGAACTATAGGGTGTTTATGTTCTTGTAAAAAATTCTTTGTAAAGGAAGGTGCTTGTGATTTGTCGGTTCTTTCATAATGTAGGCCAAGCTTATCAAAAACTGTTGCAATACTTCTTGCAGCCCAAATCTGTGGCTCTATCCCTGTTTCTTGTTTTACTTTTAATAACAATTCATGCTCTTGTTTTGTTAGCTGTTGTTTCAACAATTGTGCTTTTTCTATATCAACTCTTACTCCTTTAAATTTCATATCTAATAAACATGGAAACAATGGTGTTTCTAAATCAAAAACATTTTGTAAATTTTGTTTTTGTATTTCACGAGATAACACTTTAAATAATTCTAATGTTAACTGTGCATCTTTTTCTGCATAATTTCCAACATACATTGCAGGAAGTTTATACATTTCAGATTTAGGATCTATTCCCCAAGATTGAGCTGCTTCATTCAAAGCTTTCTCATCTTTAACTTCACCAAGATATTCAAATGAAATACTATTTAATGTATATGCTAATCTATTTTCATCAATTAATGATGCCATCACCATTGTATCTACAATGTGTCCTTTGATTTGGATTCCCGCCGCCCGAATCCAGCATACGTCATACATTGCATTGTGAAATATTTTTACAGCATCTGTTGCACAAACTTCTCTAAACCAATTTAAAACTTTTTCTTTTTCTATATTGCCACCACCTTCATGAGCAATTGGATAATACGCTGACCATCCTTCAACAGCCACAGCAATACCAACAATGTTACCATTACCAATAATTGCGCCTGATCCTCTTGATTTAAGATCTGGATCTTTAGTTTCCAAATCGATAGCAATATATTTATATCCTTTTAAATCAGGAAAATTTTCTGGACAAATCCATTCTTTCTGAGCTTCAAACATTTAAATAATTCCTTTCAAATAACAATACATACATAAAACTGTTATTAATCCCATAATAAACACCGCTGTTCTTGGTTTTCTAAACATCATAGTCTCTTTCTATTATCATTTGTATGTAATGAATCGCTTTCTCTAAATCTTGCTTTCCACCTTTGTCTTGATGTCTGCAAATATATTTAATTGCATTACCTTCAGCGAACAGTATCTTATTATCGTTAATGAATCTAGAGGGTTGTATTTTATATTTTTTATAATGTGAACCTCCTATTTGTTTAAAGAACGCTTTGTTTGTCATAGTATTGGATCTCCTGGTATATAGTTATAATGATCTTCTATATCTGGTTGCATGATATAAAGATTTTCTTTTGCTCTTGTTACACCCACAAAAAACAATCTGTGTTCTGGATCAGGATTTCTTAATGCAGAGTCATATATAATTTTTTCCATCCCTGTATATAAAACTACATTTTCACACTCTTCACCTTTTACACCATGTATTGTGGATACTTTAATTCTTGCAGGTTTAAATAAATCATCACCATTATTTAATAACGATTTAATATAAAGTTTTGTATCTTCCTTAAAATTTAATTGCTCCCAGCTCCCAGTCACCAGAAGCCCGTGATTTAGCATCAAATCATCTATATCTACAAAATCTACAGTATCTAATGACTTGCCGCTTGAAAATCCATATTCAACATGGTCCATATTGTAATTTAAAACCTTATAAACTGCCTTTGCTTCTTCAGATCCAACGGTTGCTCCTTGATTTAATCTATGCCACACTTGATAAGCTTGTAATAATTCATCTGATAAAATTGTATTTGTTTTACTTGCAAACCTTAAATTTAATGAAGTTAAATGAGCTTTAATTGGATTTAACATTTGATTTGTTCTTGCAATAATCATCCATTCACCTTTACTAAAATTAATATTATCTAGTGTTTGATCTTCAAAAATTTGACCTTCTGCATCTCTAGGAAGCCAACTTTTAATCATTCTATTATCTACATGTTGTAAAATATCTAAAGCTTTTCTATGAATTACTCTTGGACATCGTCTTGATTCAACTCTTGCATCAACATCACCTTTTAAATTTATAAATATATTTGGATCAGCACCTTGAAACGTATAAATCGTTTGATCGTCATCCCCTGCAATGTAAGATCTTTCACATCTTGATTCGATGTAATTGAACATATCCCATTGCAGAGGATTCAGATCCTGTGCTTCATCCAAAAAGACAACGTTGAGTGGGGGACATTTGTCTTTCTCAATGAACTGTTTAATCATATCGGAATATTCAATCATTCCGGTTTGTTTCTTATATGATTTTAAATCGGCATCAATTTGTTCTGTTAACCATGTATCTACACTATAATGTTTATCTAATTCTATAGCAGCATCCATGATAGATATTTTTTTACATCTAGAATATTCAATAATTTTCATATGATCATTTTTATAATTCGTTGTTTCTGTGTATGGATCAAAATAAGAATCAAAAGATAAATCTTTGCATATTTGTGAAAAGTTTTTAAAAGCATTCCATTTTTCATCTTTAAGTAATTGTGTATTTGTATCTATGTTTAATTGTTTTGTTCCAAGTGAATGCATAGTGCATATGTATGGAAATTCTTTTACCATTGGAAAGGTATTCAAAATTCTTTTCTTTGCTTCATTAGTTGCAGCATTACTA